CAAAACCACCCAGGACCTGGCGAAGCAACGTGAAGCTCTCGCCAAGCTGACCAAGACCGGCGCCTATGGCGAGGCCGAGGCGGCCAAGATCTCGGCTCAGCTCGATAAGCAGCAGATCGCCTTGGCCAAGTCTGCCCTCGACGAACAGAGGGCCCTGAACAGCCTGCTGGGTGCCATCGACCCAGCTCGCGCTGCACTCGCCAAACTGGACACGCAGGTCGAGCAGCTTGGCAAGCACCTGGATGCCGGGCGGATCAGCCAGGACCAATACAACAGCGCCCTGGGCAAGATCGACAAGGATTACGCCAAGCTCGAAAAGACCACCACCGGCTTCGACAAACTGCGTCTCGGCACCCGCCAGGCTCAGGAAAACGTAGTTCAGCTCGGTAACGCGCTGTCGTCGGGTGATTGGGGCAGCGGCGTGCGAGCGGTTGCTCAGCTGGGGGCTGGGGCAGGTGCAGGTGCTGCGGGGTTGCTCGCTATTCTGGCGCCGCTGGCCTTGGCCACCGCTGCCGTGGGTGGCCTAGCGTATGCCTACCACAAAGGCAGCGAAGAACAGGACAGCTACAACAAGTCGCTGATCCTTACCGGCAACTATGCAGGGGTTAGCGCTGGGCAGTTGGGCGACATGGCGCGCCAAGTCAGCGCGATTGTTGGCACGACAGGGCAGGCTGCTGCAGTTCTGGCTCAGTTGGCAGACAAGGGCAAGATCGCGGGCGAAAGCTTCGCCAGCATCGCTCAGGCCGCTGTGTCGATGCAGGAGGCGACCGGCAAGGCCGTCAGCGAGACGGTATCCGAGTTCGTCAAACTTGCTGACGATCCGGTAAAGGCATCCGCAGCGCTGAACGAGCAGTACCATTACCTAACTGCCTCGGTTTACTCCCAAATCGTCGCTCTGGAGAAGCAAGGCGATCACGCCGCTGCGGTAAAGCTCGCAACCGATACTTATGCTGATGCGATAAACGAGCGCACTCCAAAGATTCTGGCGAACCTAAGCCTTTGGGAAAAGGCGTACAACGCAGTCGCGCGCGCTGCTGACGGCATCAAAAATATCGGCCGACGCGACATCAATTCGGACATCGAAAGCGCGAAATCTGACCTTCTTGAAGCGCAGAGCATGGACGGTTTGTTCCAGAACAAGAAGTCCAAGGATGCACTGATAGAGTTCCGGCAGAACCGTCTGAACATGCTGGAGGACGAGAAAGCGGCCCAGGCCGATATCGCTAAGTGGGAGGGTGAGCAGGCCAAGGCCCAGGGCGAAGCAGTGTCGTCCATGGCAAAGATTGATGCTCTGACGAAATCATCCTGGACGAATGAGCAGAAGCGGGCGGACGCACTCAAGGACTACAAAAAACAACTCGAAGATATTCGTAAGGTAGCGCCGAATGACCCTCGCCTGGCCCAGGCCACGGTCGATAAAAATATTGCCAACATCAACGACAAGTTTAAAGACCCGAAAGCAGCTGGCACCCAAGTCGACTTGACCAGCTTCAACAACGCCAAGAACGACCTGGCGGCCATCACCGACACCTACAAAAACTATCAGAAGGAACTGGAGGCAGCGCAGAAGGCCGGCTTGCTATCCGAGGCTGACTACCTGCTGCGGCGCCAGGCGCTGATCGGCAACCAACTGGACCAGACGACTGCAGCCTACGAGGCTGAGATTACCGCGCTGGAAGCCGCCAAGGGCAAGAAGACAACGTCAGCCGCTCAAAGCATCCAGTTGGACCAGAAAATCGCTGACGCACGCGCAGGGATGGTCAAGGCGCAGAAGGATGCTGACAGCCAGCTTGAGGTGTTGGCGACCAACGAGACTGGGCGACTCGCCAAGCAGGAGCGGGCGATCAGCTCGTACGTGCAGGCTCTGGGGCAGCAACAGCGGGCTTTGGAACTGGCGGGCCAGCGCGCAGTGCTCGGCGTGGGGCAGGGCGATCGCCAAAACGCGCTCAGCGGCGAACTGAATAGCCAGCAAGACCGGTTTGCTCAGCAGTCGCTGGAGCTGGCCAACCAGAAGTCTGACCCGTCGCGCAACATGTCGGAGGAAGAGTTCAAGCGGAAGTCGCAGGCGCTTGCCGATGCGAACAAGGCCGCGACGGACCAGATCCGGCAGAACTATGCGGATGTGGAGAACGCCCAGGGCGATTGGACGAAGGGCGCAACGGCAGCCTGGGATAACTACCTGGATTCGGCGCGCAACATCGCCGGGCAAACCAAAAGCCTGTTCGGCAACGCCTTCAGTTCCATGGAGGATTCCATCGTTAACTTTGCCATGACCGGCAAGGCGTCGTTCTCGGACTTCGCCAAATCGATCCTGGCCGACATGGCGCGTATCGCGACCCGCCAAGCCAGCTCCGCATTGCTGGGCAGTCTGGTTGGTGCGGCGGCAAGCTACCTCGGAGGTAGTGCTGCTGGCGGCGGCAATGGGCTGGCTGCCGGGTCTGCTGGCGCTACATCGTCAAACCTCGGCGCCTCTTCGGCTGGCTACTCCAACACCTACTTCCCGCAAGCCGAGGGCGGCGCGTGGTCGGGCGGTGTGCAGATGTTCGCCGACGGCGGTGCATTCACGAACTCCATCGTCAGCAAGCCCACGGCGTTTGGCATGGCCAACGGCAAGACCGGCGTCATGGGTGAAGCTGGTGAGGAAGCAATCATGCCGCTAACCCGGACGTCGAGCGGCAAGCTTGGGGTTATGGCCATGGGCGGCGGCGGGGCTGGCGGAACGCAGATCAATGTCGAAGTACACATCGACGGTGACGGAAACGCATCGTCAACCGCTGACGCGCCTGGCTATGACCTCTTTGGCAAGGAACTGGCGACGTTCGTAGAGCAGAAGTATCAGGAGCTGCGGAGTAGGGACATGCGCCAGGGCGGTGTGATCAACAACGCAATCAAGGGGCGATGATGGCTATCGAACGATTCATCTGGGCAACGGAGAAAGGCGCGGAGGGCGATATTGCCCAGCGCGTCCGCTCCAAGAAGTTCGGAGATGGCTACGAGCAGTCGGTCGAGGATGGCCTCAACAACCGATCGCAATCCTGGCCGGTGACCTTCACCGGTTTGAAGGGGCGAATCAAGGAGATTATGGCGTTCCTCGACCGGCACAAAGGGGCGAAGGGGTTCCTCTGGGAGCCGCCCCTGGGTGAGCTTGGCCTCTACAAGTGCAACGGCTACAAACCAGTGCACCGCGGCGGCCAGGTATACGCCATCACTGCGACTTTCCAGCAAACTTTTCATCCCTGAGATAACTGCCCATGGCACTGATCACGGACATCCAGAAACTGGAGCCCGGCGGCGAGATTCGCCTGTTTGAAATTGACGGGACGGAATATGGCGCCGATTACCTGCGCTTCCACGGTCACGCTATCCCGCACACGCCCGAGGAATTGCTGGCCTACGAGGGCTCCGAAGATGATCTACCCGCCAAGTCGATTATCTGGCAGGGCCAGGAGTACGCGGCTTGGCCGGTGCAGATTGAGGGTATTTCCTCGAGCAGCGACGGCACTGCCTCTCGGCCCACCTTCGCGGCGGGCAACGTCAACGGGCGTGTCACCGCACTGTGCTTGGCCTTCGAGGACATGCTCAAGTTCAAGCTGACGGTCCGCGAGACCCTGGCCCAGTATCTGGACGCAGCCAACTTCCCCGAGGGCAACCCTACCGCAGACCCGACTCAGGAGGCACAGGAGATCTGGTATATCGACCAGAAAACCAGCGAGGACGGTGAGGCGGTGGTCTGGGAGCTGTCTTCCCCGGGTGAGATCGATAACCACGGTTTGCCCGGCAGGCAGATGACAACTTTCTGCCATTGGGCCATGACCAACGGTTACCGGGGGCCGGACTGCGGCTACACCGGCGCGGCCATGTTCGACGACGAGGACAACCCCACGGATGACCCGGCACTGGACCAGTGCAAGGGCTGCCTGTCTTCCTGCAAGCTGCGCTTCGGCGAGAACAACGAACTGTCCTTCGGTGGATTCCCCGCCGTCTCCCTCATTGCCCGGAGCTGACCATGCGCAAGCACATCATCGCGGCCATCCAGGCGCACGCGGCGGCCCAGTATCCGAAAGAATGTTGCGGCCTGCTGCTGGCTGTCGGGCGAGCACAAAAGTATTTTCCGTGCAGGAACATTGCCACGGAGCCGAGTGAAGAGTTCCGCCTTGATCCCGAGGACTATGCTGCGGCGGAAGACCTGGGCGTGGTGATCGGCATCGTTCACTCGCACCCGGACGCCACAAGCAGGCCATCACCGCATGACCTGGCAATGTGCGAGGCCACGGCCTTGCCATGGCACATTCTGTCCTGGCCCGAAGGCGACATGCGCACGATTACGCCAACGGGCAGCACTCCACTGCTCAATCGCCCCTTCGTGCACGGCGCCTGGGACTGCTGGCAGGTCTGCGCTGACTGGTATGCCCGCGAATGGGCCCTCGAGTTCGAAGCATTCCAGCGCACCGATGGTTGGTGGGAGAGTGCGGAGAACGCCAGCCTGTACGAGGCGAACTACGAGGCTGCCGGTTTCGTGCGTGTCGACCGCCCACAGCGTGGCGACATGATCGTCATGCACGTCGGGCGGACAGTTCACCCGAACCATGCCGGGATCTACCTGGGCACTGATCCGGAGTTACCTGGCGAAGAGTCGGGCGCGTTCGGCCCTGGCCCGTTCCTGCTGCACCACCTGTACGGCAGGCCGTCGGAAATCATCGTATTCGGCGGCCCCTGGCATGACAGGATGCGACTGATTCTTCGCCACCGTGACGCTCGGTGATACAGTCGCCACTTTCAGGACGAGGATCGATCATGCGGATTTTTATTGCTGCGATGGCGGTAGCGGTGCTGGCGGGGTGTGCTTCGTCGGCTATCTCGGTGCGGGATGCAAAGCCGGTACCGGCCGACGAGCTATACGCCTTCCAATCCAAGCCATCCGGTGAAAGCGGAAAGGTCACAGTTGTCCGTGATTCGGGAGCCGTCGGCTCTGGCTGCGACATTGTCGTATACGTCGACGGTCGAAGAGCTGCAAAAATAGGTACCGGGCAGCGCGCTACCTTTTACCTGCCGGCCGGGTCGCCAAGTCTAGGTGCGGGTCTGGCGGGCTCAGGCTTGTGCGCAGGCGCTGCGATACGCACTATCGCTGCGACGGTACAGCCTGGCAAGGAAAGCCTTTATCGCATCAGCGGCGACATGGCCGGGTTCTACATTGGCCCCTATGTAGATTACAACTGAACCAAGAAATTTATGAAGCCGCCTCCGGGCGGCTTTTTATTGCCCGGAGAAAGTGATGCAGGCATCGGCGATCAACTACCAACCCATGACAACGATTCGCCTTCATGGGCAACTTCGTCAGTTCGGTAAGTCCTTCAGGCTAGCGGTAAAATCGCCAGCTGAGGCAATCAAGGCGCTGTGCGTGCAGATCCCTGGGTTCGAGCGGTTTTTGTCTAACGCCAAGTCGCGCGGGCTAGAGTTCGCGGTGTTTCGCGACAAACGCAACATTGGTGAGAAGGAACTGAACTACATCGGTGCCGGCGATATCCGCATTGCCCCCGTGGTGGTCGGCAGCAAGCGCAGTGGCATTCTCCAAACTATCGTCGGCGCTATCCTGATTGTCGTGGGTGTGATCTTTTCGGCAACTCCATTCGGTACTCCACTCATTGGGGCTGGTATTGGCCTCGTCGCCGGCGGCGTAATCCAGATGCTCAGCCCCCAGGCGGGCGGCCTGAAGACCAGTGCAGCACCAGAAAATACGCCTGGGTACGCCTTCGGCAGCGCCAAGAACACCACGGCATCCGGTAACCCGGTACCGCTCTGCATTGGCGAGCGCCGCTGGGGCGGCGCAATTATCAGTGCCGCGATTTACGCCGAAGATCAGATGTAAAAACCACCCACAGCACCATGCCGGCCATGAGCCGGTTTTTTATTGTCCGGAGGAAAGCATGGGCGCAGCACGCAAGATTGATATCCACGGCGCCAAGGGCGGCGAAGAGAAGCCAAAAACGCCAACGGAAGCCCCGGACAGTCTGCGCTCGGTGGCCATAGCCAAAATGCTGATCGCAGTGGGAGAGGGTGAGTTCGAAGGAACGCCTACCGCGCGCGATATCTACCTCGATAACACCCCGCTGCAAGATCCTCAGGGCAACATGAACTTCCCAAATGTGAAGTGGGAATGGCGCACCGGTGCGGTAGACCAGGCCTCTATTCAGGGGATCCCGTCGGTCGAGAACGAAACCACGATAGGCACCGAGTTACGCAGCGGCACGCCATGGGTTAAGTCCATCAGCAACACTCAGCTTTCCGCCGTGCGCGTGCGCTTCGCCTGGCCGGCGCTCCAGTCTGTGGATGCCGGCGGGAACATCAATGGGTACCGGATCGAGTACAAGATTGAACTGGCAACCGACGGCGGCGCCTATCAGCAGGTGCTGAGCGAAGCTGTCGACGGCAAGACGACCAGCGTGTACGAGCGCACCCGCCGAATCGACTTGCCGAAGGCTACTTCTGGCTGGCTGATGCGCATCACGCGACTGACGATCAACCAGAACAACAACAAAATCTCCGACACGATGCAGATTGCCGGCTTCACTGAGGTGATTGACGGGAAGATTCGCTACCCGAATACAGCGCTGCTCTACATCGAATTCTCTGCTGAGCAGTTCCGTAGCATTCCGGCGGTAACTGTCGGCTGCAAGGCTCGCAAATGGTCGGTACCGAGCAACTATGACCCGGCATCTCGAACATACAGTGGCGTGTGGGACGGTACATTCAAGGAGTCCTACACCAACAATCCGACCTGGGCGACGCTCGGCATCACCACGAACGACCGCTTCGGCCTCGGCCGCCGTATCAAGCCATGGATGGTCGATAAGTGGGAGCTTTACCGCATCTCGCAGTACTGCGACCAGCTGGTGCCGGACGGGAAGGGCGGCCAGGAGCCTCGCTTCATCTGCAACCTGAACCTGCAGAGCAAGGCTGACGCGTGGTCGCTCCTGCGCGATATCTCGGCGATTTACCGCGGCATGACCTACTGGGCCCAGGGCCAGGTATTCACGCTGGCGGATATGCCGCGCGCTACCGACTTCGACTTCGCCTACACCCGGGCGAACGTGATCGACGGCAAGTTCACTTACTCCAGCGCGTCGGAGCGCAACCGCTACACCCGCGCACTGATCAGCTACGACAACCCGGGGAACAACTTCGACACCGACGTCACTGCCGTGACGGATACCAAGCTCCAGCGGCGTTATGGCGACAATCCGCTCGAGATCAGCGCCATCGGCTGCACTCGTGAATCAGAGGCACAGCGCCGCGGTAAATGGGCGCTGCTCACCAACTCCAAGGATCGGGCCGTTACGTTCAAGGTCGGCCTCGACGGTCGCATCCCGCTGCCAGGGTACGTAATCCCGATCGCTGACGAACTGCTGGCCGGCCGGCCGGTGGGCGGGCGCATCTCGGCGGTGGGAGGCAAGGTCATCACCCTGGACCGCGACACCCAGGCCAAGCCGGGCGACCGCCTTATCCTCAACCTGCCCGACGGCAAGTGCGAGGGCCGCACCGTGCAGCTAGTCAGTGGCCGGCAGGTCACCGTGACCGTGGCTTATTCCGTGCCGCCGGAGCGTGAACTGGTCTGGGCGCTGGATGCTGACGATCTGGCCATCCCGCTCTATCGCGTGGTGAGCGTGGCGCACCCGGAGCCAGGTGTTTTCGAAATTTCGGCCGTGCAGTACGACCCGAGCAAGTTCGATCACATCGACACCGGCGCTCGGCTGGAGGAGCGGCCGATCAGTGTTGTGCCTATCACAGTTGTTCCTGCTCCGGCGAGCGTCGACATTACGTCGAACTACTCCGTGGATCAGGGCCTGGCGATCAGCACCATGAACATCTCGTGGCCTGCTGTGAACGGCGCGGTCGCGTATGACGTGGAGTGGCGCAAGGACAGCGGCAACTGGATCAAGCTGCAGCGCACCGGCGCGACAAGCGTTGACGTCACCGGCATTTACTCGGGCGCCTACCTGGCCAGGGTTCGCTCGGTGAGCGCCTTCGAGATTTCTTCGATCTGGAAGAGCTCTAACCTGACCAACCTGGAAGGGAAGGTTGGCTTGCCGCCGGCGGTGTCGTCGCTCACCACCACCAGCGAACTGTTCGGGATCAGCATCAAGTGGGGTTTCCCACCAGGTGCGGAGGACACGCAGCGCACCGAGCTGTGGTATGGCCCCGCGAACGACCTGGGCGCCGCAATCAAGCTGGCAGACCTGGCATATCCGCAGGCCGACTACCGCATGCAGTCGCTGCTGGCGGGCGCACAGTTCTTTTTCTGGGCGCGTCTGGTGGACCGTACCGGCAACGTTGGCCCGTTCTATCCAGTGGTGGACGGTGTTATGGGCCAGGCCAGCTCGGATGCTGGGCCGATCCTGAACATGCTTGCTGGCAAGATCAGCAAGACCGAGCTCGGTGAGGATCTGCTGAGCGAGCTTGACGGCCTGCAGGACCAGATCGACGCGCTGGACGCACTGGGCGGCTACGTGGCTAACCAGGTCTACCTGAAAGGGCAGATGGTGGTGGAGGCGGATCGCATCTACCAGGCGAAGGTAGATGTCCCGGTCAACAACCCACCGCCAAATGCCACCTACTGGCTGGACGTTGGGCAGTCGGTCGAGACGGCAAACGGCCTTGCCCAGCAGGTGGCCACCAATACCGCCGATATCAACGAACTGGACGGTGTGGTCACGGCACAGGCCAGCACCACAAACGCCCTGCGGGCCTCTGCTCGTGATGATAGCGGCAGTGGAGCCAAGGCTGATGCACTGAAGGGATGGGCTAACACCGCCGCTATTGTCCAAGAGAGCAAGGTCCGAGCGACTGCCATCGAGGCAGAGGCCACCAAGACCACGCAGTTGCAAGCGACTGTTGGGCAAAACACCTCGGCAATTCAAGAGACGTCATCGGCTCTGGCCAACACCAATGGGCAACTGCAGACGCTGTGGTCAGTGAAGATGGAGACCACCGCCGGCGGCCAGAAGTACGCAGCATCGTTCGGGCTCGGCCTGCAGGTGGATCCTTCTGGGGTTTCGTCGCAGTTCGTTGTGCGGGCCGACACGTTCATGTTGCTGAACCTAGCGAGCGGAACGCCTGTTTCGCCATTCGCTGTAACCGGCGGGCAGACCTTTATCAATTCGGCTTTCATCCAGGACGGCACGATCACCAACGCGAAGATTGGCGCCTACATAAGTTCGACCAACTACATCGCGGGTCAGCAGGGGTGGATTCTCAACAAGGACGGCACTTTTGAAATCAACGGGATTGTGCCGGGGCAGGGCCGCTCAACAATGACGAATAGGTCGTTGCGTTTCTGGGACGTCAACAATGTCAAACGGGTTCAAATTGGGGATCTCACAGAATGAGTTCAGGGATGCGGATATGGGGGCCGACTGGCAGTCTTGAACTTGATGAAACTTCATTCACGGTCAGGATTGTTTACACGGCAATAGTCGCATTTGTGACTGGGGGTAACAGAAGCACGTTTATCTCCATTCCGGGAGTGTCGCCGGCGACTCATTCTGCTGTGTGCATACCGATCGGCGCCTACCCGCAAGACCCTACCGCGCAAAACAATTATGCTGTTCAGTATGAGCCAGAGGTTAATACTAACGGTGTGACAGTTTGGTTTGGCAATAGAATGCAACCGAGCGGCATTGTCGGCCTTGGACCTCAGAGGTTACTTGTTATGAGGTATCGCTGATGGCCTATGGACTAGAGTTCAAAAATAATAATGATGTTGTAGCGCTTGACTCTGAATTTTCTAGACTTGTAGTTTTGCAGTCCGGGAGATACTCAGGTGGTGCAGCATTCTCACCCGCAATCACTACACAAGAACCACCGTTGGTATTTGTCCGTCCTGACGCATCCACGACATTCCAATACACCACCATCAGCGGATCTCCGGGAAACTGGACGGGCTTTTCTTTCCTCGGGGGAGGTGTTGGTAACTATTTTTGTGCGGCTTTCAAAGCCAGAGAGGTAGCGAACTATGGATTGCGGCTCTGGGATGGGTCGACAAATCTTCTGTTTGATAGCGGCACCCCCTGTGCGCAATTTACACGGACCATCACGGGCTGGACGTTTCTCGGTTCAAGTCAGACTAGCCAGGGGTTGACCAGAGGTAACTGGACGGCGCCTTCCAGCCTTTCCTCGGGTGATTACATGTTGGTGAACAATATTGGTATGGATGTTGGCGGTTCATCGACAAGGGCGTCTAAGTTGTATTGCTCTTGGGAGTACGAGAACGACAGGATTTTAATGTTTGCAATTGGTGCGGCCATTAGTGTTTATATGTTCGTCCCGGTAGTATTCGCCAAGAAAGTTTCCTAGAACGCCTAAAAATGAGCGCAACTCGATGACCGCCTGTAGCGGTTTTTTATTGCCTGGAGAGAAATATGGTTTGGCAACGGTCTGGAACAGTATCCGTTCAAAACGGGAGCACTACTGTAGTAGGTGCCAATGTTGATTTCGCTGCAAGCTGTCGCAATGGAGATTCGTTTGTTGGTCCGGATGGCGCGACTTACGAAGTAGCGAACGTAGCCAGTGCTACGGTTCTATCGATTCTTCCAGCATATAAAGGCGCCACGGTAAGTGGGGCTGCCTATGCCGTCATGCCCGTTCAGGGCTACGACAAGATGCTGTCTGATGCTTTCAACGGCTTTGTAAATCAATTCGGCAACAAACTTGCAGCACTCGGAACGACCGGTAACTACGATGTTCTGCCTGTGGATAAAGGCGGTACTGGCGGTGCTACTCAGGCTGAGGCTCGGACAAGACTTGGCCTTGGAACGGCTTCTACGCGCGGAGTTGGTGTTGCTGCAACCAACCTTATGGAAGTAGGTGCTGGCGGATGGTTGGGCTCGTCGATTCTCGAGAGCGGTAACATGAACAATTCCCGACAGACCGGGCTGTACAGCTGCAGCTCCGCGACAAATGCCCCATACCCTGCTTTGCAATTACTTAGCACGGACTGGGGTACCGACCCGCGATGGCAATCTCAACTCGCGCTGGGAATTTCGGAAAACAAAATGTTCATGCGCTCGATCGTCAAAAGCCAGACATCAGCGACATCCTGGGTGGAGATATACCACACCGGCAACACTACGCGGGCTTCCGACGGCACACTGAAGGCGATCTAAATGACCACTCGCGCTGCAATCAATATTCTCGGTGCCGATGGCACCCTCATCGATGTGACCTCGCTGGGCGTAGACACGATCACCACTGAGCATCCAGGCCCTGGCCAGTACCTGGTGCACGGTACGCTCGGCATGGTTCCTCCGCCCCTCGGGTGGGGCTATGTCCTGAACCAGGCAGATGCTGATAGCTCTATCGCGATCAGCTATAACGAAGGGGTTCTGGCTGTCAGCGTCGCGAAGAATGGCGAGCCGGCAGACCTGGCGCACAGTATCACTCTGCATATTGTGGTGGAGGCCCTTCCTCCTCTGATTATCCCGGAGCCAGCGCCGCCGCCGACCGCTAACCCAATCGAGGAGGCAATTGCCCGGCTTGCGCATCTACGTGCCGTGGCTGATTACGCCATCGTCCCTTTGCAGGATGCCGTAGATGTAGATGAGGCCACGCCAGAAGAGGTCGTTTCTCTGAAGGCGTGGAAGAAGTACCGGGTGGCGCTGAGTCGAGTACCCGAACAGGCGAACTACCCGCAGAACATCGACTGGCCGATTGCCCCGGAGTAACTACCGGTTGACCACCGCCACCCGCCATGAGCGGGTTTTTTATTGCCTGGAGAAAGCCATGCCGATCACCGAGCAGCAGTTGCTGCAGATCCTCCCGAACGCCGGCCGCAATGCCGGCGTTTTTGTTCCTGCGCTCAACACGGCCATGAACCGCTACGGCATCGTGGGCACCGCGCGCGCCACCGCATTCATCGCCCAGGTTGGGCATGAGTCCGGCCAGTTGCGCTACGTGCGTGAGATCTGGGGGCCCACCGCGCAGCAGCTCACGTACGAAGGTCGTGCCGACCTGGGCAACATCGTCAAAGGGGACGGCTCCAAATATCGTGGCCGTGGCCTGATCCAGATCACCGGGCGCGCGAACTATGCGGCGTGCGGGGAAGCGCTGGGCCTGGACCTGATCGCCAAGCCGGAGTTGCTTGAGCTGCCCCAGCACGCAGCGATGTCGGCGGCCTGGTTCTGGTCCACCAAGGGGCTCAACACGCTTGCGGATCAGGGTGATTTCACGAAGATCACGCGGCGCATCAATGGTGGCCTCACCGGCCTGGCCGATCGCCTGCAACTGTGGGAGCGGGCGAAAGAGGTTCTGGCATGAGCGAAATAAAAACGATCTCCCGCGTCCTGGGCCAGGCGTCAGACGGATCGCTGTGGTTCTTCTGCGATGGTTGCGATCTCCCGCATAGCCTGAACGTTGGAACTGGCCCAGGCCCGCGGTGGGGCTACAACGGTAAAGCCGAAGCGCCGACGTTCACGCCTTCTGTACTGTCCCGCTATGGGATGCATGGAAAGGATGTTGTCTGCCACTCATTTATCACCGATGGGCGAATCCAGTACCTGAACGACTGCACGCATGCACTGGCTGGTCAAACTGTCGATCTGCCGAATTGGGAGGAGTCATGGGCGAATTGCTAAAGCAATACAAGGTCGCGCTGATCCTTTTTTCGTGCCTGCTGCTGCTCGGAGTTGGTGCTGGCGCCGCCTGGCAGGTTCAGGATTGGCGCATGGGCAAGCAGCTCGCCGAGCGACTGGCGGATCAGGGGGCTGCGCATCAGAAAGCCTTGGATGCGATCACCAGCGAAGCCTGGCAGCAGCAACAAGCAGAGCAGGCCCAGCGCCTGGCCACCGAACGAGCCCTGGCCACCTCCGACCAACAACATACCAAGGAATTATCCGATGCCCAGCGCAACCAGGCTCGCCTGCGTGACCAGCTTGCTACTGCTGATGTCCGGCTGTCAGTCCTCCTTGCCGAGGATGCAGCCAGTGGCTGTAACGTGCCTACCGCCCCCGGCGCCGTCAGCGTGGTTCATGCAGCCCGTCGAGCCCAACTTGACCCAGCGCATGCTCAAAGAATTATCGCCATCACCGACGCCGGCGACCAAGGACTGATCGCGCTGCGGGCCTGCCAGGCATATGTAAGGGCTGTGGCCCCCTGAGTGCGTCCAATTCTAGCGATGGGCTATCCTTGACCCTTTTAGAAAAGGGAAACCAGCATGGAAGGCATGACGCTCAGCCCAAAGATCGAGCGCGAGGCTGACAAGCTGCTGGCGCAGATTGCCCGGGCTGACTCGATGATTGTTGCGGCGAAGGCTGGTGCTAGGGCGGAGGGCTTCGTGTTGGGCCTGGAGTCGGCCCGCGCACTGACAGAAGCGACAATAGACCGACTCTACGTGATATTTGACTCGGCCACTGAGCAGCGACTCAAAGCGCTTGCCGAGTAGGCGCTGCTGCTGCTCCTGCTGCTGCAGCCTCCTTGAGGTCGCGCAGCTCGCCCAGCAATCGCTGGTTTTCCCTCAGCAGTTCATCACGCTGACCGGTAACCAGATCGATGGGGCGAAAGCTCACATTGTCAGGCTCCCGATCGTTCATTGCTGATGCGCGCTCAATGGCTTCCCTCAACCGGGTCTCTGCTGCGGCTTTTCCGGTGGCGAGCAGGTCATTCATCTGCACCAAGCCGGCCACATTGGCCCGGGCCTTTCGCAGCATCGCCTCGGTTTGGATGAGCTCGTCCTCGAGCAGGGCGCACTGGTGTTGGTACATTTCCAGGGGCGTGGGGCAGCCAAGCCACTCAGAGGTGTCTTCGTCGATGTCGTTCATGATGCTTATCCGATACTGTATGTGCGTACAGTAATCGAGGTTTGGGCGTTACGCGATTTCAGGCGACGAGCTGTAACCTATTCACAGGATTCGCGGCCCGATACCAGATCTGCCCACTCCTGCATCATCGCCCGGCGCTGTTCAATATAGGCGGCGTGGTTGTACACGTCACGGATGAAGCTGCTGTCGGCGTGCGCAAGCTGCCTCTCGATCCAATCCCTGTTATGGCCTCGGCCATTCATTTCCGTCGAGAATAGATGGCGAAAGCCGTGTGGTGATTGCTTGCTTGTCAGCCCGCAGGCGTCCAAAACATTGTTGGCGTAGTTAGTGCCGATCGGCATTGTCGGGTCGCTGCGGTTGGTGAATACGTAGCGCAGGTGCCCGCTGATGGGCAGCATGCTCTTCAGCACATCGACTGCCTGGGTCGACAGCGGCACCGAGTGATCTCTGCGCATTTTCATTTTGGCGGCGGGCGTGGTCCAGGTGGCGGCGTCGAGATCGATCTCGGACCACTCGGCGCGCCGAACCTCCCCCGGGCGGGAGGCGGTATAGATCATCAGCATAAGCGCTGCGCGAAGCTGGTGTCCTGACGAGGACGCCTGAATCGAGGCCATGGTCTTCGGCATTTCGCTAAATGGAAGGAAGGGGTGAGGCTTGTGCTGACCCATCTTTTCCGTCACTGCGTGCATCTCGGCGGTGGGATTTACCTCAAGCAGTCCGATGGCGATGGCGTAGCTGAATACCTGGCCAGTCCGTTGCCTTACTTTCACTGCAGTGGCCACCGAGCCGCGCTTCTCAATCTTGCGGATCAGGCTGATGACGTCGGCTCGCTTGATAGAGTCGATCTGCCTTGTACCGAACACCGGCAATACATCCAGTTCCATCAAGTTGCTGATGATCCGGAAGGTGCCAGGCGAAATACTTCCCTTCCTGAATGCCAGCCACTCGTCGTACACACGTCGAAAGGTTCGGCCTCCGGCCTCGATCATCTCGGCCTTCTTCTCCCTCCTTGAGTTGCGCGGATCAATACCGCTAGCAACGTCTTCCCGTGCAGCGTCTCGACGTGCGCGCGCCTCCTTAAGGCCGGTTTCCGGGTAAGTCCCGAACGAAATACGCGCCTGCTTTCCAAGCCAAGTAAAACGGAAATGCCAGCTCTTGATGCCGTTGGTAGCTATATAGAGCGAAAGCCCAAGCGAGTCTGGAAGGGTATATGCCTTGTCCTTGGGCTTGGCCTGCCTGGCCGCTGTGTCAGAGATTGCCACTAGTACATCCTATGCTTTCAGTTCTCAATGTACTGGATGATGTACTAACTATGATCCACTGGGAAGGTATTGCGCGGTACGCGGTGATACTCGGATATTGTGTATAGCAAGGCGTGTGGGGTGATATTTGAAACGGAGGGGTTTTTGGCGGGAGGCCACCGTGGAATCTTTGAAGATTTCCACGGTGTTTTCAGCTCGGTCGATGTCTGGCAGGCGGCGAGTTTAACAGCTTGAACCCTTGCCGCGCATACCGTCCCTCTGTAGGCGCCGGCTTGCAGGTGAAAAATAGATA